ATAGCATCCCATAATCTCTTTACTCTAACCATTGGTTTAAATTGAGCAGCAGATAGTTCTCCAGCTGGATGATTAAAGTAGAAATCATTTGATGGTCCAATACCTACTTGACCTTGTAGTACCGCACCAGATACTGGATCAATTCTGATAACCTTTCCATTTTCATCGTATGTATTACCATGATTAATAAGAGGATATATGACATTACCATCATTTAGTCCTGATGTAATTGTAGGTGTCTGAGCAATAAAGTCATCAGTTACAGTATCCCATTTTGTTGTTGAAGGATATGCTCCCCAACTTTCTTGTATAGTTGCGAAAGTAAATGAATGTGTTAGATCAGCTATATCTAGATCACACATACTGCTGTCTCCAATTACAGTACTAAAATCCTTTGTTTCTCCTAAGAATAAGATTTCATAGTCGATTTTATCTAGATCCTTATTGTTATAAATCTTTTGTAGTCTAATATGTCCTGTTCGAAACTCTGAACCATCTACGATGATCTCTGCTGGTTTCTTAATAGTGATATCAAAGTCNANACCTTCAATTAAGAAGGCGTGCTTAAAATACTTCGCATTAGTTGGAGTATTTGGAATCCTAAAAGATCTCGAGAATACTGATGTTGCTTCAGCATTTGTAATATCCTCTACTGATAGGGTAAGTTTAATTGGACTGTCTTTATAAAGATCTACGTATGTTGGCGTTATCTTTGACGGACTGTCATAGCATTTTAGTTGTATCATCTATCCTCTTTGTGTTTTTATATTATGTGCTAGTTTAAATTTAACGGTATACTGAAATAATCTATCTACTCTGTTTGTCTTCTCTGTCCATTTGGCATCAGTAATAACAACTGGTAGATATTCATCAGTACCAAATCTGTTTGAGTGTGCTCTGACATCTGCACTTCTAAATAAGTATTGTAAGTATTCTGCTTCTTTATCAGTCATATACCATGTTGCTGCGGTATACATTTCTTCTGATTTCTGAGAGTAAGTTGTAGTTCCTCTAGATCCTTTGTCAATTGCAAAGATTGCTGAGTTATAATCATTGGCTTCTTTAAGGTATGTATTCCTTTTAGTTGATACTGTCTTTACATTCTTTTTATCGAATGAGTAGTAATCCATGAAACCATATTCATTTACCCATGAGAATCTAATAGGATCAAAGTCTGAACCACTACATTCTTTTCTTATAACTAATACAGGATTATGAGTAGGTTCTCCTAGTTGTCCCGGATTAACTCCTGAACCACACTGACCTACTTGACTAGCTACTGGAGTAATATAGTAATGTGTCCAATCACCTTGTAGTTGGAATTGATCTGCTGCTAAACCATTATTATATCCAAAGTCTTCGATATTTGCTGGTCCTATTCCCATTGTAATTACTAATGATTCTCCAGATCCTGTAGTAGTATCACTACTCGATTGGTTAGGTCCACCACCATTTGCAAGTATGTTAGGAATAAACTCATCTTGTATTTGTGTGTCTCCATCATATACTAAAATTTGAAATGCTCCGATATGATTAGCAGGTGCGGGTGCTCCTTGATCCATTCTCATTTGATTCCACCAAGACTTTGTTAGTCTTTCATCACGTCTAGCTTCTTCAACCCATACTCTTTCTACAGTGTCCCAAGTGTTATTATTATCTGGATATGCGTATGGATTAGCTGCTAATGTATACCATCTTCTCACATTACTAAGTGGATTACCTTCGTCAGATACTGTATAACAAGGAAATGCTCCACCTTCTGCTTCGATAACTGGTCTTAGTCTGTAGGTATTATCATCAATTATATCTGCTCCTAAGATTTGATAATACTCTTTAGTTCCTGCTACTACTTGATAAGGTCCTGATTGAATCAGAGGATCTACCAGTTGTCCATTAAGTTCACTACCATACCATAATTCATAGACATATACTTCATCAGTAGAAGTTGCTAGGATGTCTGTATTGATTCCTAGTTTATCGATTTGGGTTTGAGGTGTTCCTATATAGGATTGCAATACATTTTGAATATCAAATTGTGATACACTAAGTACATTCTTTGATTGTCTAAGAGTTGCTAGTACTGTAGTACCATCTTCTGCTCTGATTTGCAGAATGTATTTGTTTCCAGTAGTGATACTGCTTAGAGTTACTGCGTTAACTCCATAACCGAAGTTATGTGGATTTGGGTTTTGTGTTAATACTATTGGTGTTGCCATATTAGTTTTCTATTTGATTTTGTACTAGTATCATTAATCTATTTTTAATATCTGTTAGGTTAAAGAATGTTTGTCTGTTAATTCCGAATGTTGCTATATTTCTTCTTGCTCCAAAGCTTAAACCTGAGTCTGATGATATAGACTGTGCGCCAAATTGAAATGTAGTTCCTGTTGGTACTGCAAAGTCTCCAATATTGAAAGGTTGATCTGTTGGTGATGTGATTGATGTGTTTTCTCTACCTGCTACTCCGAAGTTTTGATAGGCACCATAGTTTAACATGTTAATCTCAAACCCATATCTATCCATTGTTAGTTTGATAGATTTCTTAAGAGCACCTGTATCATTTGGTGCCATTGCTCTCATTTCATCTACGATCTGAGTAGCAAGTCGTTGTATGTCTTGTTCTAAATCCTCTAATGGATCTATTATACTTTCTTGAAATATATCAAATTGTGATTGATCGAATGCCATTATGCTATGTATGGATTTAAGTTAAGTAATTCTATTTGATATTGTACGTTACTCCATTCAGCTACAACATCTACTGCATCTACGTATGGTTGACCTAAGAAGCTAAACTTGTATCTACCAGCTGGAAGACTAATATCAAACGTATGAGTTAATGTATAGTTATCTCCAATTGTTTCAGTAAATGGAAGGTCTAATTCATTCCAAAGAACTAATGTTTCTCCAAAGTAGAAACCACTCTGTAAGTACATTTTACCGTAAGGGTCTGTCCATACTGTAGGGCTATTAGCTTGAGCAGCATCAATTGTTGATTGATCTATTAGGTTTCGACTTGTTGTAGTGTATGTAAATCTGTAAGTTCCATCTTGTAGTAAGTTAACATCTAAGTCTGTACCTGCTTCAGTAAGATAATCTGTATCTATAATAGTTGCATCCACTCCAATACTAGGACCATATCCGGAAGTAATCTGTGTAAAGAATCCTGGTACTTCAGTATCACTTATTTGATATATGATAGGTGTTAGATCTGGTATTACTCCGTCAAATCCTATTGTTAAGGTACCTCCAATTTCTTGGATGATTGCAGACTCATTATCTAATGTGCCTTCAAATCCAAGTACACCAAGTGATGTTGCACTTTGAAGGTTTACATTATACTTTGCAATATATGTAATTGGTTCTGGACTCCATACTGTTGGCCAATTACCACTATCACAGGTTGGTTCTACATCCGGGAATACACCACTTAAACTACTAAGTACTGGTTGTTGTGGTAGTACTTCATCTCCTACTGGTTCTACAAATCTTATTGTTTGTGTTACATAGAATTCAAAGTCTCCAAGTCCTGTATTATTAAAGAATATATCAGCAAATTGTCCAATAGTATTATCTTCTTGTGTATTAGTTTCCCATCTCCAAAATCTTGATCCGTCATCTGGATCTCTAGTATATTCAAAGTCATTAGTAGCTCTTAAAAATACTGGTAGTGTTGGAAGACACGCTACTGGAGGTATTGGCTCTGGAATAAAAGGAGTAATACAATCATTAATAGGATTAGGTACTTCTATGTTTATAGTTGCTGTTGCACCTGCTAATTCATCTTGGAATCTTTCATAGAATGGAGTATATGATACATCAAAGCTAACTTCTGGTTGATCCTTATAGTGATAGTATAATCTTGCAATTACATCATCACAATATTGGATGCAATCACTTTGGATGTTTAAGAAGTTTTGATACTCTGAAGATTCTTCTTCACGTGCCATATCCATTATAATCATGTTGAATGAGTATGTAATAGATCTTTGATTTCTTTGATGTGTTCCAGGATTTAGGAAAAGATAAGGATAATCTGCACCTTCTTCTTCACCGCCACCTTCAGATCTAGTTTTAATATCTGATATTTGTCCATACCCAAAGTCCACTAACATCTTGTGATCTTCGACTATGTTTTTAAATCTATTAACGATTTCGTTGTAGTTCATACTCTTTTTGTTTTTTGTATTTCTTGAAATTCTCTGTTATTGTTTTATTCTTTTGATACGCCATGAAGTTCAGAGTTTTCATAAGCGGTTGTTCTGTTACTGCATCTATATGTAATAGATTATCACCAGCCAAACCAATGATAATACTAAACCAAGACTCTGCAACACTATTAATAGGAGGTTGGTCATTTGGATCCTCTTCTTCTTCTGAGTCTAAGTCTAGTCCAAATAACTCTGCATACTGTCGATAGATATAAGATCTATAAGCAGTGAATTGTTCTATGCGATACAGGGCTTCGTCTGAGTACTTTGTATCTCCAATTATAGTAACTATGTTAGCCATATTATTGGTTACACCAGAAGTTATCCAGACATCTAGATCGATCCATTCTCCAAAGGTTAACTTAGAGAAGTCTGAGTGTTTACATTCTTTGCGATCGTTTAAGAGTCCTACTAGTAATCCAATTCCTAATTCAATAGTGAAATCACTTGCTTCACTTAGATCTTTAGGATGTACATTGAATAACTTAGCAATGATACGAGGCCAATTTTGTTTACTCTCAATATCAAACTTCATTACATCTTGCCATTGTTCTACTGTCAAACGACTAGGGAACTTATGATCTACATCATTAATAGTTATATTGAACTTCACCATATATTATTAAATATAAATAGTTGTCTAACTGAAATATTAGTTTCTTTTACCCATAGTAACATAAGTACCATAGCTCTTGTTTGTTTTTCTGCAGTAGTTCGATATCGCCAAAGAAATCACAGTATCATCATGCATTCCATTTGGATGTCCATACTTTATATTCCTTGTTTTAGGATTATAGTCATAGGTAAATACTTCGAGTTCCTGTATCAGTGTAGGAAATAGATCCTCATGCGGTATCTTAATAGTACTCTCATTCATATCAAGTATTAGACCTTCGATGATCTCTTGCTTTGATTTACTTGAAGTAGTAAAAGGATGTGTGTTACTCCATTGATTCTTAATCTGTTCGAAAATAGGATCTCCAATACCATTGACTTCTACCATGGCTGTTGCATTCCACTTCTTAAGTAGTACTATAATGTCTGATATCATTTGAGACCACTGAGTCTTGTTGTTTCTATAGATGTCTACTACTTTACCAGTAGAATCCATAAAAATCGCACATGTAGCATCTTCCTGTTTTCCAAGGTCAATACCACAATATACCTTTCCTTGAGGTTGAGAGTAACTCTGAAACTTGTTCTTGTTTAAGTTCTCAAAGACTTCACCACCACCATCTATGAAAGATGCTAAATACTCTTGTTGGAATACTTTTTCTGGTAGTGTCTTCTTAGCATCTTCAATCTCTGTTATATCAATGTAAGGTGTATCATATGAAGTTCCAGTATATGAGGCATACCTTCGATGTTCATGTTCTTGAGATCTCCCAAGTTGGAATAAATCATATAGGTAGTTCTTACCTTTAGGAGTTGTGATGAATAGGACACGTCGACCACGTACCATAAATACTGGACGTATTGCCTCTTGCCATGCATCATTCTTCATAAAAGCTGCTTCATCAAGTATTCCAAAATCTGCAGTTATCCCACGGATATTATCATATCTCTCAGCAGATCGGAATAAGATAGAAGATCCATTCATCAACTCTATTTCATTTGAAGAGAAGTTAGCATTCTTAACTATATCAGTTCCTTCGACTGCTTGATAATTTCCTTTTGTACTTTATTCGATTGACTATAGACAGGAGATATCCAGAGTACTTTGACATTTGGATGATTGATAGCCCAATAAAGTGCAAGGTTAATACCCATTAATGATTTACCAAACTGTCTACCAACGCATGCAATATGAAACTTGGCAGGACCTTGAATAATCTGATCGATCATCTCACGCTGTTTAGCATGTGGTGTAAATCCGATATAGTTCTTAGTCTTGCTCATTGTTGTCCCAGTCTTTAAGGTCTGGTTGGTCTTGATCTCTTTCGTTAGTATCTTCTATAGGTGCTCCAAAGTTAAATGATACAGACTTAAATATATCTGAGCCATCTTCATTTGTGAGAGCAGTTTGTTGAAGTCTAGGTACAAATCTTTCAGACAAACGAATCATAAGATCAAATGCCTTTGCTGGATCGTCAGCTGCTATAGTACCTAACCACTCTGTCATATTGTCCAAATTGCCCTCGAGTAATCTGCCAAATGCTTCTTTAACTTGTTTAGTAGTTCTGTTTTTACTTCCTTTAGGTTTACCTGCTGGGTTACCTGATTGTCCTGGTATAAAAGCCATAGTGTGTTATATTTTTTGGTAGTTAATGTAGTAGTGTCTTAATAGTTTATTAACTTGTGTGAAACATCTGCCACATCCATTTGGACGCTTTGATTCTCCTGTTAGTCTATTATAGATCTCATAGAATCGTTGCTTAGTTTCCTTAGTTACACTGTGAGAAACTCTGAGTATTATCTCATGTTTGTCTATAAATTCGAATTCTTCTGCTGTCATCATACTATTGTAGTTTTCTGTTTATTAGTTCTGCTAGGACAGCTGTGATAACTGCATGCCCTATATTATTAAATATAAAAATGTCCCAATCTGTAATAAAGAATACTATTAAACTTGACCAAAATGTGAGGCATAAGGCACAGTTAAATGGTTTCATCTCAAGCTTGAGACGTTCTAGTAGTATTTGATATAGTGGTATCTCTTGGATTAGTGCGCCAAAGAACGCTAGCATTATTATTAAATCAATATTCAAAGTCATTGTGTCCTCTTTTTTTAAGTTCGGTTTGTATATGTTTCTTAGCTTCTGTGATTGCTCTACTCACACTAGTTCGAGGGACTCCTGTCTCTCTAGAGATCTTAGAGAAGTTAGGATTCTCAATCCACATTTGGAATAACACGACTGCGAACCATGTCTCTTTACTAGTAGTCACCATTTCTTCCATGATCAATGCGATGCATGCTGTGACATCATCTTGCTGTTTATTATAGTTTATGTTATCTAACAGGTTCTCCGCTTCTGGATGCATCCCATGCATTACTCCTTTCTGACGAATCTCATAGTGGTAAGAGGAAGTCGAAGAGTAAAAGGACCTATGCATTATACCACTTAGAAACTTCATAGCAACTCCTTCGTCTACAAACTCTTGTGCTCTCTCGTGGAACATGAACTTCTCAATACTGTAACTTGCGACTTCTTCCCATTCTGGATTGCTCTTGCAGATCTTCTTGGCCATTAATTGAATCTCTTTGTAATTTTCTACTAAGAAGTTATTCATACTTATGTAATTCTATTTTGTATCTCTCCATTACATCAGTGTAAAGTTGGACAGTTTCATAATTCTCTGCGTGTAAATGCATATACATGTCAGCTAATATGAAGGTTTTGAGGGTATGTCTAGTAAACTTATGAAAGTACTGACGTTCCCACTCCTCGTAGTATTCGAGGAATAGGATACGTTGACTAAACTCTTTTGAGTCTGGAGAGATTTCAAAGTAATCACTCTGCTCAAAGTTAAGGTGAAACATCTTATAGTATTTCGTTTGGATTTGTAAACTCAGAAGATTCGACTTTGAAGTTCTCGTGTTCTAATCTCTTTAGTGAAACTGTAGAATCTTTGAAATAGAGATGTTTTGTATTACTACCATCAGTTACTAGATCTTTAGAACCTCTGTACATTCCAAGTAAGTAACACCAAATTTGGATTGCTCTCTTCGTTTTAATATTTAGAATCCATGTTTAACCATTGGTTTTGCTGCTATATTCATCTTTCGATTATGAAACCTCTTAGGATCAAATTCCTTCCAGGCAAAGCTCCAATTGTGGTTGTCTAGTGCTATAATATGAAAGTACTTTCTAATATTATTTAATTTCTCAGATTGATGAGTAGCTTGTCCATATCTAGATCCTAAGATCTTCTTAACATCACCACTATTCATACTGTAAAAGTAATCAAAGCCATTATCATCTCCTACCATTGTCATAAATGCTATGAAACTAGCTTCTCCTTCTGTAAGTTTATCACCTACATATATTTTTGGTATTGCTATATTCATTATCTTCTAATGTGTTTAGTTGAATCAAAATCTTGACTAGGTCGTCTACTCATCTCACTCAATAGTATCTCATTAATATAACTACTCAAAGATTTGGTGGTTGTCTTCTCATTTACACCATCCCAAAACAGCATTCTGTTTAATTTTAAGTATGTCTCTTCAGTGACTAGTGACTGTAGTTTGATTGTTTTCTTTTCTACTCTCATTGTTAGTTTTATGTTTCTTATTAGTCTATGTATTACAATTTTATTAGGAGAACCCCCATCTGCCCCTTAAACCTATAAACCTATTTTGATCCTCCCTGGTTGGCTCCAAAACTCTTCCATTCCTTTTTCTCTCCTACTAACCCTATATCCCCTATAGGTTTATAGGTTTAAGTAGTAGTATAAAGGACTAAAATATGTACATCCGGTTGTCCAGTTGTACTTTATTTGCTTAAACCCATTTTAAACCCATTTGCCCCCTTAAACCCATATAGGTTTAAGAGAGACCTCTGGATGGATTATTATATGTCTTTGATCATTTCATCAACTATTGGGTTTCCAAATATATCAATATCTTCCAATCCCTTTACCTCATTTCTATCAATCTCATACCACTTTGACGTTCTCGGAGTCTTGTCAATATCAAAACCACATACTCTAGAAGTGGTTCCTTTGGGTACTTCACATTTAAATTCTGTTCGTAATATTTTTCCTACTGCTTTGGTGGATATCTTCTGATCATTGTAACCATCTTGACCTCTCAGTGCTTTGATAATATCAGTACTAGTCACATATAAATGAGATTCGCTCCCATTACTAGTATGACTAAACCACATTTCTACTAGATCTAATATTCTTTGTTCTAAATCTGTTTTGTTATCATATGCAATACCAACTTTTGCTCCTGTATTTACAATTGTTTGAGGTAGATATAATGGCCCTTGAGACGTTTGATACTTTAATTTTCTATGTAGTAAATGATGTGTGAAGAAGTCTATTTCTTCCTTGACATGTTGTTCGAATAGTGCATCTTTATCAGCTTCTTGAATTACTTGTACATTACGTGCCCATATTCTTCTATCATCTTCTTGGACAAATAGACCCTCAGATTCATTAGTAGTTATTATAAACTTTCCAAAGAATGGAACTGTTGCATAGTCAGTACCCATCGTCCTCATATTTACAGTATCAGATGTACCATAGTTCTTTAGATTATTTGCCATATCTTTTGGTTTGGCAAAGTTACCTTCATCAATATGTATTACTAACTTATCAATCCAGTGAGAGTTGTATTTCTCTTCCATGTCACTAGACTTCACTTCTATATAATTCTCTTGGACTAGTAGTTTTACTAGTTTACCAAATGCTGTTTTACTTGTACCTTGCTCGGTCGAATATAAGAGGATCTGATGTAGTTTGACTGTTGGAAACTTTATGAGTACTGTTAACCAATCTAATATTTCTTCATACTGATTTGGATCTACTCTGTTTTTACCAAATATATGCATCAACATCTTCTTAATATACGGAAATTCTCCTTGTTTGGGTTTCCAATTTACTTTACGATATCGATTCCAAAAGACATCATTGACTATACCTTGATATTGGTCTCCATGTCCTGGTTGTACTGTAAATCCTTGGAAGTTTGCAATCATTTCTAGATCTCTATCAATAAATCCAAATCTTTTAAGTGTGGAATACTTCTGAATCTTCAGGGTACCTGGTTCTTTATACTGTTTTGCATAGTAGTCATTACCAACAAAGATATAGTTTTGATGATTTGCCATCCACTCTTGACCAGTTACTTCAGGTTCAGAATCCTCTAACATTAAGAAATCTTCTATACCATCTATTACTACAGAAGGAGTAGATTCTAATTGAGTAGTAGAGATCTTCTCGATACGTCTAGTGATAGCTTCTTCTTCATTAAGTTTTCTTATATACTCTTTTCTTTCTTCTAATGAGGGTACATAGATTGGATCTGGTTTGGTTGCTGCTTTTGCTGCTGACTTTACAGGATCTCGATGATCTAATACATCTATTCTATTCCAATAACTTTCAATACTATGAATATCCATACCAGTTGCTAGTAAGAACCAAGACATCTTATATTGATAACCATTCTTATTACCTTGCTTATACTCCTCATCTTTCATATAATACTTCTCAATCCAATCAATCTTTAATTGATCTTCAGCATCTGATGTCTCAGTGTTTCTATTAGTAGTATCATAAAAGATTGGTTCTTCTACCTTCTCTCCATGTCTCTCTAACCACTGATCAAATTGCTTCATTGATATACGACGAGATCTAAGTTGTTGTATCTCTTGAACTACATTGAATCTCAATGCACCTGCTGCTCTTGATAATCTACCAGGATCTTTGACTTTAGTATCATGTGCAAAATCATTCTTTGCTAATACTCTATAAACTGCTGCTACTGCTCGATGATAGTGAGCAATGTCATCAAATCCTTCTTGTACACATATAATTCCATGATATGATTTTGAACCACTCCAAACTAGTGTGGAGAATGGAACTCCTAATGAATGGAATAATTCTTCTTGTTTTTCTCTTGGTATTCTATTACCATCTTTATCTTCATCAATCTCAATCAACATATTTCTAAAAGCTGAGACATTTGCTCCAGCTCTAGTAGTTCCTTTATGAAATGGATTAATAGAAAAGTATTGTGTTTCTGCTTTTACTCCTCTAGTTCTTGCTTTATAAGTTTTGGTTCCAAATGTATTATCAGTGAAGCATCCATATTCTTCAGCATCAAATAGTAGTTCATAAAACCTTCTAATCTCTGTCATACTCTAATCTTTCTATTTTTTGGTTTGTATTAATTTTATTTGTCATAGTGTTTTTTAAGTTTTGATATTTGCATAAAGACATTCTTCATATCTGCTACTACATCATCAATTGTTTTTCCACTTTTGTCTTTTGCTAGTTTATAGCCAATGTTGATTAAATGCTTTCCAAGCATCGTTTTGTGTTCTTCTGTCATTGTTATTTTATTTAAGTTAATGAAAGCATGAGAGTCTAGTTTAGTTAATGAAGTATCACGCTTTCGTTTATTATATTTACGTTTCTTGTTCTGTTTCAAAACAATTCATCTGTAAGTGCCATATGTTCCTGAATACTACTCGCTTCATCTCTAGTTAATAGATATTTCTCTTCTAATAGTATACATACCTCATAGTTCTCGTTCTCTAGATGATACTCCATTAATTCCATATGTACTTGTTGTAAATCCTTCTGGACACCTTCGATATAATCCCATTGTGTATAGTTATGGAATTCTCTCATTCTGACAGTAGTCTTATTACCATATGCCCATTGGTGAAATCCATGTAGTCCATCTACTTCATCAATATAAGTTTCTGTGAGGTGTTCAAAGTTATCCTCTTCTTCAAAGTATCTTTCCATCTTAAAATATTTTATTTTCTGTTATTGCATATTGTCCTGTTCTCACTTTAGTTACATATCCTATAGACATCAATTGATTCAGTGTTCTTCCAACTGTCATGCGATTCATATCTAATACTTCAATGATTTCTGCAGTAGTTGCAGATCCTCTAATCTGTAAGAAACTTAATAGTAGTTTTTCATTACCAGTTTGGATTTCTGGTAGTCTGCAAATACTGAAATCTGTTTTGTATACTGGTTTAAATTCTCTTTCAAACTTTGTTGCCATTGATACTTGAAGTTCTTCTAGTAAATCTACTATTTTATTAACTTCAAATTTTACTTGTGTGTTTGTTGAGATGTCTGTGTCATTTAAGATTTCATCTAATTCTCTGTTCATTTGTGTACTTGTTTTCATAATTGTTTTATTTAAATGGATTGGTTAAAATTCTGTACGATTCATTTCCTACAGTTTGGTTGATAGGTTCAATATAACCTAGTTGTATTGCTCTCTTAATACCTTCTCTTGCATTGGTTTCATTTTTATTAGAATAGTATTTAATGAGAGTACTTAATTTAAATTCATCTGATTGTTTTCCTTTCTTAATACTTCTATTAATAAAAGTGTAAAGAATGTCAATTGCATCTGGATAATTAGGTAGTTTGTCATGAATACCTAGGATGAATTTGATTGGTAATTTGTCTTCAATAATTTCGTACATAGTTTTTATTTTATTTAGTATTTATATTTCATTATAACATTAAGTTTCAAAGTAATATTATAGAGTATATATCAGTCAAAATCTTGCGATTTTCTAATTTTCGAAAGTTTATCGATTATTATAACTTCTATCACTCATCTCTTCTTCCATTAAATACTCTTGAATCCAATCTTCTAACCTATCTAGGAAGTCCTCAGAAGACTCTGAGTGAAGTATCGATGT